GTGGCGTGTACCAAGATTCTCTCCTCTGTCCGTCTTAAGGCGGACAACAAAAAGATTTCCCTTAAGCTCCCAACGGAGGAGGTTTTCATCCAGACGTGCTACAACAACATTGCCAAGGACATCTACAAAGATCCTTACGTCTTCAGCGAAGAACAGAGTGAGTATTTGAGGGATGAGAAACTTACTATGCGTTTTACTCTTGCGATCGAGAGTACAGTCAAAGAACTCATCCCAGTTCAGCAAATCCTTCAGACGTACATGTCCCAAGAGACTCGCGACATCTCTCTCGATGGTGAAATTCAGGATGGTGTCGATCCCGATGTGATTGAAGATGATCCAATGATGGAACCAGAGCAGGAGCCAGAGCCTATGATGGAACCAGAGCCGGAGCCCATGATGGAACATGACCCCGAACCCACCGGACTCGAGAACGAGTTTAAGACCGTCCCAGGTGTTCAGGCTCCCCAGGCCGAGGCCGATGCCGAACCCGAACCTAGCTTCGAGCCCCAGTCGGAGCCTCAGCCTCAGCCTCAGCACCAACCCGAGGGTGACGATGACGTACTTTTCGGTGACGCACCGGAACAGCGTACAAAAAATCCCAGGTATTATTAAATGGAACTCTCCGATTATCTTCGCGATCCCATGAGCGCGGCGCTCATCGCGGGAGGTATCACCGCCGGCTACATTCATCTCAAGGCGCATCTCAACAATGAAGGAAAACTCGAACTCAACAAGTACACGAAACCAGCGGCTCTTAACGCGATCCTCGTGTTCTTCATCGTTTCGGGTGGTATAGGCCAAAAGGAAACGATTTCCAGTGAGCCTTTCTAACTTAAAGATTACACAATTAGAATAAGAAAATGGCGTCCGTTACTGCGTTTAACGAGATGATGGGTCAATTTCTTGTGGAATTGCACAAGACATTTCCAGAGGAAAAGGGTATTAAGAAGATGATGACTTCTTTCGATGTATTGAAGTCCACTAATCCACGTCTCGTGGTAGATGGTTATATGAAGGGTGTCAGCCCATATGCTGAAAAGATTTCTGCGAAAGATGAAACGTTTTTACTCAAAGAGATCGATACGATTGAGTTTCTCAAGGATCTCAATATCAAGTCATATTGGGAGCGAATGTCTGGTAATACACGATCTGCGACCTGGCAATATCTTCAAACTTTGTATATGCTTGGCACCACGATTACATCGATCCCTGATGACACTCTAAAGATGATCGAGGGCATCGCCAAGGATTGCGCCGACAAGATGCAAGATGGAGATGGTGAAATCAACCAGGATGCCCTCATGAGTATGATGGGCAACATACTTGGCAGCTTACCCAAAAAATAAACCTATACATATACTAAATGAAAGTCTGGTTTGACGATCCCCAGCAACTCATCAGGGCTGATAGAGTTTCTCAGTTCTGGCCCACGAATGAACAAACTCCAGAGGATCGTATCAATGCCGCCTCTCGTTTTGTCATTTATGCGAGTTGTCTTATTTATCTCATTCGTCGTGATCCACGTATCTTCGTATTAGGAGCCACGGTCATCTCTGTCATTTTTGTTCTTTATAAGTCCAAGATGGTGACGACTACACCTGGTTACACGGTACAAGGTGAACCTTCGTGTCAGATGCCCACAGAAGACAATCCTATGGGAAATGTGCTCATTACTGATTTCACTGATGCCCCAAATCGTTTAGAAGCATGCTATTACTCCAGTGTGAAATCATTCGCGAACAATTACACGAGTGATAGGATTCCTATGGATGGTGGTCGTTCGCGTTCTCCTCTTCCTAAATATATGAGAAATGGTGTTGATCGCCAATTTGTATCTAACCCAGTGACTAAAATCCCAGGGGATCAAACGGCGTTCGCCGAGTGGCTCTATGGATCCAAAAATGGTCCAATGTGCAAGAGTGATACGAGGTACTGCGATCCAAACGCTCGTGGCGTTCAGCTCGAGGCGTTTGCTGGTCTTGGGGGTGATGGGGACATCAGGGGTCCCCGTGGTGGTGGAAGTGTGCGAGGAGGTGGTGGAACGTATAGTTAGATTAATATTCTTATGTAATAATAAATGGCATATCAGCTTCAGCCTGGCCTTTCTCGCGTTCAAAATGCAGGTGCTGTTCCCCCAGTCAAGGCGACCGACGAAGTTTTCGTGTATCCCCAGCCCAGTACTCTCAACTGTGGTGAATGCCGTCCAAACACGATGCTCTACGGTACTGCCCCTTACATGGCGGGCAAGGGTTCCCCAGCCCAATACATAGATACGAGTGATCAACTTCGTCCCCAATCAACTTCTCGTTTTAATAAGAACATCGTCCAAACCTATGAGCGTAAACTCTTCCCACTTTCAAACATGGAATGTAAGGTTCCTCTCCGTACCATGCGATATGAACCTGCGAGCACCCGAGCTGAGGTTCAGAACGGTCTTTTCCAGCAAAGGTACGCTAATAAAAATGTGGGTAAGAAGTAAGAATGGCTGATCCCATTTCACTCATGGCTGTGGCCGGTTTAGTATATGCTGGTCGAACTTTGAGTACTAGGTCTATTCCACCCCCTGTGAAGGAGGTTGAAAACCCGGTAGTCAAAGCTCCTGTCGAAGTATTAAATAACGATTTCGAACCCGTACCCCAAAAGAGGGAAATGGAGAATTTCGGTGACATCGCAATGCAGCAGCGGAGTGGTGGTCAGGAAATTCTCAATATGCGTAACCGTATGTATGATCAGGGTCGCATGAACAATTTGTCCCCAGTCGAGAAACAACTCGTCGGTCCAGGTTTAGGTGTTGGCAGCGACACCCCAGCCGTTGGTGGATTTCAGCAGATGTTCAGGATTAACCCTGTGAATGTCGGTGAATATAGGCTTACCACCCTACCTGGTCGTTCTGGTCCAGCAGCTGACACCACTGGTGGTCGCTCCGCTGTCGTTGGTGAACTCACTCACAATAAGCCTGATACAACCGCCTTCCTCCCGTCCCGACGCCCCACTGTACAGGGTCGCGCTCAAGGTATGTCTGGTGTCGTTCCCAGGAATGAGCATGAAAGAACTAAGCGCACAACAAACCGATCTGAGACTGGTCTCCGAAATGATGGCCTAGGTTTCAATGGTGCTAAGCGTTTCATTTCTGCCCAGACGATGTCTCAGGATCCTACACGATTCAAGAGTGACCGTAATGATACGCAGTACAATTACTACAATCAACCCGCCCCAGGTATTTCCAATTTCCGTGGTGCATACGAGAATAGCGCAGCCTCTAAGATTGTGGCTAAGACCAATGATGAACTCATGAAGTATGGTTTCCGCCCCGAGGATCGCCGTGGTAAACCTAACAGAATGGGGAATGCTGGTCGTATGAATGTTCGTGAGAGCGCCCTCAAACAAGGTGGTCGTCTCACATCGGTTCGATCCGATACGAGTCGTGTTGATGGACGTGTGAATGCTGCCAACGGTGGTTGGACTCAACAGTACACACAGAAGGCATACCACCAATTTAACGCGTACAAGGGTAATGCGAACCCCAATGCACGTGACCTTGACATCGCTAAGCGTCAGCTTCAGAACAACCCACTCGCTCAGGGTCTTTATCAGTAAGTATTTCAATTAGCAGACAAAAACATTCATTAAAATATTGTGCCTATATTTTAATGAAGGTGTACAACCTATCTATTGATAGTAGTCAGCGTGATGCGAATGTGTATCTACATGCAAATAATTACACAATCACTCTCGAAAATCCGATTTATGATGTTTCAGAGGTTAAATTAGTTTCTGCTCGCATTCCCACACCACAATTGACGGTGTGTTCGACGAATAACACGTTCAGTGTTGATGGTCAGACTATATCATTGGAGAATGCAGATTACCCAACTGGTGGTGATTTAGCAACGCATTTAGAAAATGAACTTGCACCACCACTCACAAATGTCGATACAGTAAATTTTGACACGGACACTAAACGGTTCACCTTTTCGAATACAACAATCGGTGACAACAATTTTACTTTTGAATTTCACACTGGAACGAATGGATTTCTCGAAGATTCCTCTTCCGTGACCACACCTTATCAAATTTTAGGGTTTTCATCGGCTGACTACACGTCTGAAAGTAATGTACTTATATCTGGTGCTATAAATTTAGTTGGTCCAAATTCACTTATATTAAAACTGACTTCTGGTTCTGATGATTTCGCACAGAGTCTGTACACATCAACACCGTTTTATACTGGGCACATGCTTCTCGATGGCTCGGATTTTATAAATTTTAACGGCACTGATGATACACTTACACACCACTTTCATTCTGGACCCCAAAAATATATTCGAGATATAAAGATTGAATTTTTCTACATGAGTAATGGACGTTTAATCCCGTATGATTTTATGAATCAGGATCATATTCTAAAGTTTGAAGTTGTGGGATCTACAGATAAACTCGAAGGACTCCCAAAAGTTCCTATTGAAGATGTAGTTGAGAAAAAGGAAGAAGAATCTATAAGCATTCCCGAAATCCAAGAGAATGTTTATAGATGGAAAATATATATCGCACTAATTGTCGTAGTCGGACTACTCCTTATGTTTTTTATGAAAGGAAAACCACGGAAATATCCTAAAACACTTAGCGAGTGATCGCAAAGACGGGCTGCGCGGGCTTCTTCACACGGCCGTTAATGTTAGAGATGACCATGTAGACGACGACGGAAAGAAGGGTGGTGAGAACGGCGGTGAGCGCGTACTGGACACCACCGTTCTTGGGAACGCGGACAACCTGGGTGATGGTCCAACGAATGAAATCCATCCACGACATGGCGGCGGCGAAAGAGAAACCACCAACGATGGAGTTGAGGGTCTGGGAAGAGAGCTCCTGGGTGACGAGATCAACAGTCTGGAGGGCACTGGCAACGGCGGACATTTATAATATCCCAAGAAATTTATTCCGGCAACAATTCCTCCTTGTGAACTATTTTTTTAAACTTCTTCTTTTTTATCGTTTTCATTTTAGAAAATATCTGTTCATCATCTGATGAATCTTCACTAGAGCTTGTTCCAGAATCATACACTTTGAACTTAGTGTTTGAAAACGACCATCCCTCAGGTTCAGAGGTGCTCATTACTATTAATAGCATTTTTTAACATCTGTTCTGTCGGATTTTGGGGTTGCCATGTATCCCACCTATCAAAAGCTTCGTTGACCTGAAGAAATGTTGGATCTGTACCTGAATATCTAACAAACTCGGGACAATCTTCTGGATCAACATCTTCCTCCCCCTCTTCCTCTGTGAGTTCTTCTTCGTAAATTTCCGGCATTGTGGAACCAATAGATTCTCCAACTTTATACATAGCACAGTATTTCATCGCATATTCCATATCTTCTGAGACTATTACGTCTCTTCCACAAGCTTTGGAATACTCGGCTGCCAGTAGAGTAGATTTTTCCATAACAGGCAACAGAATGTTGGTCATTGTCTCAATGTACTGCTCAACCATTCTGTCACCTCCATCACCGAATCCTGATTGCATATTCATGTTTAATGTTTAGTACCAAAAAGAGTTTGGGTAGTTCCCTCACTCACACGGAGGATATTGTAACTTATGGCGTATACTCGAATTTGTCTGCTAAAATCTGGACATGAGGTAAGACTTAGGTTGAGAATCTGTTCTTTTATGAGACTAAAGTTTACATGGCCAGTGGGATACCATTCTTCTGGTTGTAAAGCAAAACTGTACGAATAGAAGCGTCTGATGAGTTGGGTCTTTGAATGATGAATAGCACCCTGGACAGCTTTAAGAAATATGACATTCCCCGTATCCTGTGTGATGACATCGTTATCATCGAGAGTGAGTGTCAAGTAATCAAGGTTTTCGTAAAGAATAAACTTTCCATCCTGAACATTCGAGGTGTTGTCATAATCAAAAACAGTTACAAAGTTTCCCTGAAGTGTTTTATCAACTGCGTTCACGTTACTCCCCTGTCTCTGAATAACAAAGTATAACTCCTTCACAGGATTTGTAAAATCCAGATTGAACTTTCCTTCGTTGACACCTACACCCACATCAAAAACATCTTCTTGATTTTGTGTGATTAAATACTCAACAGGTGTATTCTCAATTTTAATACGCTCCACATAGTCCATAAACACGACTTCTGTACAGAGTTGGAAATTTTTCAAGTTGAACGTTTCATCTAAAGTTATATACGAACCATCACCTTTAATTACTAAATCCTGTACATCCCTTAATTTAAATTCAATTTCAATCTCTTGTTTATTTATGGCACATAATGGTATTGCGAGTTGTGGGTGTCGATAAAAATAAAATGGGAGATCGACAAAGAAACTCTCATCTGTTGTCAACCCTAAAGTATTATGAATAACTATACCAGAGTTGCCTCCACCACCCGATCGAACCTCACCAACTCTCCTGTCTGATGTTCGAAGAGGATATTTACCTATGAGTTGTTCGAGAGCCTTTTGTTTGGTTTGAGTGACATTGTGTTCGGAGTAAATCTGAAGATAGTCACTCGTGAGTCTCTGAACAATTTCACCACCAATGATTAAGTCTACATGTTCTATGAGAGCATGAGCTACAGATTCTATGTAAACTCTACTCGATCCTAAGATGGGGAGTGTCATCTTCACACTCAATGTCTTAAGAAGATCACCTTGGTTTTGTGGAATTTTGAAACGGACATTTTTTCCGAAATCGGCATCATTATTTTCAGGGTCTATATCTATAAATTCGGTGGAAAAATTTGAATGTTTTCTGAAACTTTCCACAAAATAACTGTAGTCTGGATCTATGGTGAAGAACCTCTCTTGGGGTCCAGAAGCCAAGAGTTGAACTTGTCCAGCCATTACTACTATATCTATCTAAAATTTTAATCCAGCTAACCCACTCTCGATGCGCAACAAATTATAATTAATTGCATACACCCGTGTATCATTTTCAAATGCAGCGTGTATAGGATCTATCTCAATCGTAAAAAGTTTATGAGAAATACGACTCATATTCACCTGACCTGTTGGGTATGGCATATCAGGTTTGAGTGAGAATGAGTATATACCAAACTTTGAAGGTCCCAAACGACGAGTTGAACCATTGATTTGTTCGGGTGTAAAATCAAGTGCTGAAGGGGCATTTACATGATATTTTAGAGCTTGTTCGTATGTTAGAAATAGACCATCGCGATTAAAAACAATTTCATTATTGAAACGGAGTTCGGTATTTACTATTCCATTGTAGTAATTCGGTATATTATTGGAAGATGCCTGTTTAGATTGGGAAACGAAGAAAAGTTCTTTCACTGGATGTTGAAAGTTAAGTAGTACAGACTTTTTGTTTTCACCGGGTTTCATTATGAATTTTGCTAATTGTACTTGTGTGATGATGTAGTCTAATGGTCTGGACATGATATAACCTCGTTCTTCGGGGGTGACATAGATAAATTCGGTGTCCAACGAGAATTTATTGATTGAAGCTGTTACATCACTAATACCCCCCGCGTCGACTGCTCCAATATTTCTAACCAGTTCATTGAGGGGTCTTGTTTTGATACGAATCTCGACTATCTGTTTCGTTAATGCACACGTGGGTATAGCCAGGGAAGGATTTCTGTAAAAATAAAATGGAAGATCGAGAAAATATGTGTATTCATTCGCGTAACTCAAGTAATTTCCATGTCCAGTGAGGAAATAGAGTGTCTGTTCGATGTCATCATTTGTACTGTTAAGTTGTTGGTACATGTAAATGTATTCCCCTGTAATTTTTTCAATTGGTTGACCACCGATTAGAATTTCAGCGTATTCAATGAGATGAGTAATCACAGACGGTGACCAAACCATATCATTTTCACCATCATCATCTGGTTTTGGATCACTTAACGTCACTTTAAGAGTCATATTTTTCAAAAGATCACCTTTGTCACCAGGAATTCTACACGTGAGAGTTTGACCAAAGTCGATGTTCCCATCAAACTGACTCTCTACTGTGTCGAAGGCAAACTTTGTATGTCTTTTAAAATTCATCAGGAAATACGAAAATTGTGGTTCACCTGTGAGCCATTCATCTTGGATTCCTGTGGCGGCAAGTTTCAGACGCCCAGCCATTCCTACTTTATATGAGTAAAATTTTGGTAAATAAAACGAGACACTACAATAGAATGAATCTTCAGTTGAGGAAATTCAAGCCTGAATCAATTGCGGATGATAAGGTCATTGTATTTATCGGTAAGCGAAACACGGGTAAATCAACCCTCGTGAAGGACATCATGTACCACAAGAAACACCTCCCAGCTGGGATTGTTCTTAGTGGTACTGAAGAAGGAAATCATTTTTACTCTGATTTCATTCCCGATCTATTCATTTACGGTGACTATGATAGAGATGCTATAGACAGAGTGATGGCTAGGCAGCGCAAACTGGTGGGTGATGGAAAAACAAATTGTGGAGCGTTCATGCTCCTCGATGACTGTATGTATGACAGTAAGTTCCTGAAAGACACGTGTATACGCCAGTGTTTTATGAACGGAAGGCACTGGAAGATTTTCTTTATGTTGACAATGCAATATGTGATGGACTTGCCACCAGCACTTCGAGCTAATGTGGATTATGTGTTTATCCTCAGGGAAAACATTATTCAAAATCGTGAAAAGTTGTACAAATCATTCTTTGGAATTTTTCCCTCGTTCGATATGTTCTGTAAGGTGATGGATGCATGTACGGAAAACTACGAGTGTCTCGTGTTAGACAATACAGTCAAGTCTAACAGGATACAGGATTGTGTATTTTGGTACAAGGCGACAGTCAGGAAAAACTTCAGGGTCGGGAGTCCGGATCTATGGAGACTTCACAAGAAGATGTACAATCCCAAACATCTTCAGCAAAAGGAGGATGATGCTAAGAAGGCGACGAAGAAAACAAACCTCAAGATCACAAAGACGCGTTGAGTATGGAGTTCAAAAAACATGCGACTATATTAAATGGCTTCAGATCAAGTGAATACCATGAATTTATCTGATGATGGTGAGGGAATGGTTCCCTTAGATCAAAATCCATCCACGTCTTTTGTACACGAAAAAAATGTGAGTCAAAGTAAAGAGACGACGATGGATTCTACTCCCATTAATGACATTATGATGGAACCCCCTATGATGACCGATGAGCCCAGAATGCAGGGTATGATGCCTCAAATGACCGCCCCCCAGCCCCAGGCTGCCTATCCTACTTCTCAGGCTCCCCCAAAGCCCGAGAACAAGAACCCCCTTAACCTCACCGATGAGCAACTCACCGCTCTTTTCGTTGCGGCGTGTACTGGCATCGCTGTGAGCAAGCCCGTCCAAGACCGACTTGCGACCTCTATCCCCAAGTTCCTTAACGAACAGGGGGGTAGGAGTTTGATTGGTCTCGGCGCTACTGGAGCGGTCGCGGCTATTGTTTTCTACATCGCTAAGGATTACATCGTCAAGCCCTAAATGGTTGGTGTTTCCCAACCCATGTTGCTATAGATAGATGTATCGATACCCAAATAATATGTAATTAGGGCACCCGCTGTGAATGTCCCCACGAGCAAGGCACTCAACTTAAGTTTCTTGCTATTGGAAGCAGCGGAATCCTCTACGGCTTCTTTGGTGTCACTGAATGCCATGTTTAACAAATACGTGAGAACGAAGGCAAACACCGTAGACGCCAGGAAAAATACGCGGTCTACAGCAAGGCGAGGAATGCTTCCAACGATGAGACGAAGCATGTTTGGAATGACGAGAGTCATCCAAATGATGTTCACGGTATAGTTATTGGAAAGATTTGGCACCATAGACATACCATAAATGATCATCCAGTACGCTATCGCCATGAGTAGAACACTCACAGGTGTCTTCATTTGATATTTACATAGATTATTTATCCTGAACATGTTCTCCACAAAATTCCGTCTTGTTGGGAATCTTTTCATAAATACCTATTTTCACACAAATATCTCGAAGTTCTATGTAGTTGTCCCAAAATTGTTCGGAATGATCATATTCCTTGACAGTACAGTGTGCTAATTCGTGGATGAGTACATGGAAAATTTCATTAGTCTCCCCGTCTAGACATACAGCGATGTCTCCTCCTTTATTCGTGTTATAACCAACTGCACCATTCATTCGCAAAATCCCAGTGATGGGAATGCACTGTACGAGCATGTGAAACTTTTCGTTGTTCGTGTCATCCAAGTGTTCCCTGAGGATACGATACTTTTCCCTGACTTCAATCAATTTTTGTGGCTCTCGAGTCTGACTAAGTATCCATATATTTATGATGAGGAGTAAAAGGAATGCTATCATCTGTTATAGACAAAGATAAATTTACTATACAATTCTGAGATTTGGTTCCCTCTCAAACCCTCCCAAAGTTGTAACACAAACCCCATATCTTCTAAATGTGTCACGAGCTGATCCTTGTACGCAACAGGCTCTGACTTTGGTCCATCCGCGTAATATGGTGTATCTGTCAACTGCACAAATAATTTTTCGCCGAAACCACCATTACCATATTCTTTCATCTTGAAAAAGTTTCCCATCTCATCGACGAATGGTGTGTTGAATATGATTTTTTCTGAATCGGGTATGATGCCAATCAAATGTCCACCAGATTTCATGCGCTTTTTAATTTCTCTGAGAGAGTTCATGAACAATGTTTTTGTTGCAAAAATATAATGAAGTGAAAAATTGAAACAAACAATATCAAATCTTCTATGTGGACAATTATGAATATCACCCTCATAGAAATTCACTCTCATGTGCATATTTTTTGCCCGCGATCGAGCCTCTTCAAGGGCACTTGGCTCTGGATCACACATGTTAATATTCACCCCACACTTGTGCCATTTCTGAAGATCACCACCGAACCCACACCCGACATCTAGAATATGTTGTCCTTTATGTGCTACACTTTGAATCAACATTCTCTTAGCATCATTGTGATTCTTTCGAATCTCTTCCATAGTTCTTATTATTCATTCCCCTTTAAAAGACTTAGGTTTTGCATTGGCTTAAAGTTTTGCGTACCCATGTAGATATAATGTCTCTTGAAACTGACTACACCACCGTACCCGGACAGATTTTCGCTTGCCTTTCTATTATTGGTCCCGAGGCGCCCCAGAAGAACGATAAATTCGGCATCAAAATTCGTGGTGCTTTTTCGACTCGAGATGAGGCGGCCAACCACGCCAAGCGTCTGCAGAAGGAGGATCCCACTTTCGACATCTACGTTGTTGACATGTACAAGTGGCTGTTGATTCCCCCAGACCCAACGAAGATTGAGGATGTGCATTACACCAACGAGAAGCTCGAGGAGATCATGACTGGATATAAGGAGAATCAGTCACAGGCTGCTCGTATGTTCCAGGAGCGCAAGGCAGCGATGACTGCCGGTGCGAATCATTTCACTCCCGGTGATGAGAACTCGAAGTTTTACACCAAATCCGATGAGCCACCGATCGCTCACCCAGCCGAGGTTCTCGAGCGTCTCAAGAAGGATAAGCCTGATACTCCCATGGAGGAACTCGTCAAGGAGGCTGATGCCATTGTGGCTGCTGAGATCGAGGAGCGCCAGAAGAAGCGTGCGGCTGATGCCGCCGCGTCCACTGATGGTAAACTTGATGAGGTAAAGGAGGAGGGGGAACCTGAAGTTTCGTCTGCGTAAATAATATTAATATATAATAAACAAAATGATCAAGATTATCGTCACGATATTCTTGGTTAGTGCTTTCTTTATTTTGTTTTTTAATCCATCATTTGAATTACAAAACAAAATGGAACCTGAAGCTAGTACAACTGCTGGTTTTATTGAAGATACCGACGATGCGTTTATTATTCCGATGTATCCAACTCAGTTGATTAAGATGGATAGCACGGGTAAAATTGCTCCTATATATGGAGATATTGGGACATTTGTTCCATACTCAAGCGTACCTGAGGATCACTGGCTGCATGGTTTTCCCCATAAAAAAACCTAAAAGGAATACGGCAAAAGCGATAATCCAAGTGGATTTATCAACCTTTTCAAATAAATCAAACTTATCATTGTGAGGTGTGGGTGGAGGAGGCTGCATAGGATAATCCATATAATAAGGTGGTTCCTCCTGTACAGGCTCTTCATTCTTATCATTATTTAAAGGATCCATGTTGGGGTTATATTCAATGGGGTTTCCAATATCCGTTTCCATTTTCTAATATAGTTTTTGTTTTTTTTAAGCATCTTATTCCTCACTTTCACTCTCATCATCGACGATGAAATCCTTCAAATTTCCATGTTCATCAGCATCACTATCATCACTCTCATCACTCTCATCTGAATAACACTCATCTTCCGTGTCCAAATCCGAATCGAAATCTGTATCGTGTTCGTCTGGGGAATAATCGTCGGTTAATTCCTGTTCGGTAGGCTTAAAAAGTTTAGGTTTCTTTATCTGGCGTCCAGATCGTGTGATCATTTAACTCTTTTTAGACATTACTGTTTAAGTACCTTTACAATGTCTAAGTCTAAACAATGAGTTCTACCTGTATTATTTTTACAATGAGGACATTTTTGTTTGATTTCTTTCCCTTTTATAACATATGACATTACCACTTCTTCGTGCATACCCTTGATTGTCTCACAGTAATTAGAATTTGTCGATGCGACGATATTTGTCTTCTCTTTACTGATAGTCATGATACATAAATCATCTGGTCCACTCATATTCTTTTTTATGAATGTTTCGAGTAATAGTTTGGCATCTCCGCAATTCATTTGAGGTTTTTTCACACGCTTTTTAATTTCTGGACACTTTTTGATGTCATCCTTTTTAGGGTACAATCGTTCTACTATGGTATTTGGAAGTTGATGTCTTCGTCCACAAAAGTCTTTGCAGAAACCATCTCTCCGACCTCTCAATGTTTCACAAAGGCAAAAACATTTTTGAATGATTGTCTTTCCACTGACGATGAACCAAACGTGATTTGAACCATGTTCCCGCTTAAGATTTTCACAGTATTTTGAAGTTGTAGACACGAGATACGTATCATTTTTTTTGAATACCTTTGGAATATATGCTTGCCCCTGTCCCTCCATATTTTTGCGTATAAATTCTTCAATCATACCCCTGAGTTCATCATCACGAACTTCATCCTTTGTCTGTGTAGCGGTAAAAGATCCCTCTTTTAGAACTGTAGATGGTGGTACGACATGTGTGGTTTGGGGTTCATTCGTGCGTACCACAGCCATTTTCAAAATATCCAATGATGGATCTTGACCGATGCGCATGATAGAACTCAGAGGTCCGTGATGATACACATAAATGGGGAGATATGGGAGTTGATCAATTTTACCCCTCTCACACCCTGAGCATCCTCTTCCATCACATGCACCATGTTTCGCCTTTTTATGCGACCATGGTATTCTGAAACCACTCCCCTTTGTTTTTCGACTGGCATTTCCATATACAGCAGCATCTATGATTTCATTCCAATCTGTTGTTCTTCCTCTAGCCTTCGATAATGCAATTAGAATGTGTTCTCGAAGTGCGATCGCAGAATCTTGATCTACTACAAATCCTGGCCAATTCATATGAACACCAGTCTTTGTGAGTTCTCCGCATGGTTTGGGTGGTGCTACTGAGATGAGACATTCTCGGCCACCGTGTCGTTTCACTTTGTCACATATGATTTTACAAATGTCTTTGATTTCATCGAGAGTGAGGGGTTCTCGGTCCTTGTAGTCTATATCGACAAAGAAGTTATACCTCTCACTCTTTTGTTCAACAACGTAGAGACGCTCCCCACCTTTTATAGCTTCGATGTACTTTTCATGAAAGCTGTTCAATTTATCAAATGGCACGGAAAGGACACCACCGTCCATGAGCACATGTGATAGATTGGTTGCATGATTGAAATTCTGAGTTGCACACCAACTCTTAAACATATTTACTTATTGATTCTACTCTCTAAACCACCTCATACACGATACATCTTGAAATTCTTTACCCTGGGAAAGTTCTTTCTTTATAGTTAAGAGTTCATATACCGTCTTCGTCTCATTTTCCTTTATCCATTCAGAAATCTCCTCTTCACAAAAGCCTCTATTTTTTTCAAGGAGTTCTGCAACCTGACGTAAAATGTAAGCCTTGGACTTCATTATTTAATAGAAAATGTTTTTCTATTCAAAGAACTTATACACGCGTAAAATTGTGGATTCTTAATCACATTATCTATGATGAGTTTCCAACGCTTTCTTGAGTTAAACTCGTCGAGTGTATCATAGCTCATGAAATCATTTTCATCATATGTTTTCTTGATGGGTTGTTTCATAAATTTTTTAAAATTAGTCTTGTGCTTTTCTTCATAGAATTTCTTAATTTGACTTTGTTGTTCCATTCTCGAATAATTTACGAAGAATATAAAGACGTTATATTCGAGATCAACAGTTGGACTTTCCTTGACAGTAAACTTAAATTCGGTGTATTCACCATTTTTTAGGGAAACCACACCTCGAGTCTCTTCCTCGAGTTCTCTGAGGGCACAACGGAGTGGATTGAATATTTCTCTTCGCCTACATCCACCTGTAACAAATATCCAATCTTTAAACCGATAGTCCCTCACCGTGAGAAATCGTGGTTTCCCATCAGTGAAGCTAACCGGTACAGCTATAGCTTTGTATTTTTTCATTGCGCATTCGCAAGTTATAATAATGTAATATGTTTATTCCTCGGATTTTTCCTCCTTTGGTTCTTCCTTTTTCACGGGTGCTGGTGCACTCAACTGCTTCACTACCTGAACCGAAAAATCTTTGAACGAGTTCATCTCCTCCTTGGTCTTGTTGAGTTCCTTGAAGAGGAAAATGATGCCAGCTGCACATACAATAGTGGCGAATAACATTAGAGTGTCACGGTTGACGGGAATCATATACTTTTATGAAGTGTTTTCTTTTTAAGCAATTACACCCATCATAGTCTTCCCTGAAGAGGGACACTCATAGGGTGACTGAGCGAATTGGACGGCTTCGTAATGCGCGTTTTCACAAGATTTGTCTGTCGGTGATGTAGGCTGACCGATAAACTTTTCGAGTGTCCTGGACTTAGGATCGTACGTCAATACAAAAACGATGGCGAGGAGGAAAATAATCTTCCAAAACATAGTTATTATTTAGTTAGAATATAAAAGACCACCCATACCATTCTCAATGCGGAGAACGTTGTAGTTCACACCGTAAATATCCTTATCACAGTTGGCAGTATCATTGATGATACGAGCCGAATCGAGACGGGAGAAGTTTAGGGAGCCAGTAGGCTGAAGCTTACCAGACTCGAGGCAAAATGGATAGAAGAAGAGTTTGGTGCCGGGGGAAGAGTTGCCATGCGAGGTGTGGTAGTAAAGGGGGACTGTGGTGAAGTTAGGATCAGCAAACTTGTAGTCTGCCACATCAGTACCATTGATTTGGAGCTTGAGTTTATTGCCCGCGGTACTCACCATGGTGACCGCAGAGGCATCACCGGCGGCGAGATACTTAACGGGGTGGTTGAAGTTGAGTTCCTGAATCTTCGAACCAGAGGCAATCGCCTTCTGGACCTGGGTCATGATCATGTTCTGGGGTTGAGCAGCGAACATCTCACGCTCTTGGGTGTCAAGGTAAGCGTAGTTGGCATAGACTTCCCACTTGGAGCCAGCAGCTTCGGTGGCCCATGTGATGCGAAGCTCGACATCATGATATTGGAGGGAGATGAGGGGGAGAGCCGACTGCCAATTCTCACAGAAGGAGAAGCGGAGGGGATAAAACTTGACGGAGCTGGTGCCGTCGTAGAGACCACCAGAGACCGCCTTGGCAGAGGAGTAGGCGGAAAGGGTTGGGGCGATGAGGGTGGAGTACACAGAGTCCTGGTCATCAATCACTTGACCCCCCACTAGGAGTTCCACCTTGGAAATCACAGTCGTCCAATCAGTAAAGGCATTAGCGGCAGTACCATCACCCTTGATTGGCATGAGATAGACGTACCCGAGCATATCACCCTTGCGCTCGAAGCGGACGGTGGACATACCACCGTTCGAGACGTTGCCCTGAATGACCTGACGCTCGACAGTTTGGGAAAAATTTGTATGACGTTTGTAGGTGGAGCGGAAGAAGCTCACCTCGGGCTGACCGACGAGGTGTACATCCTGAGCACCGACGGCTACGAGTTGGGCAATACCACCAGACATTTTATAATATAGTGAGAGTTTATTTTTAAGCATGGACATCTTACAAATCTGGATTGAGATTTGTAAGAAGTTTAAATTTTTCATGTACAAGTAAATGTGTTACTAGGGAATTAGCCACAATGATACGTACAACCAACAAATGCCGCCTTATAGACATGATTGGCTTCATCTGTGATATTGCCATCGGCATCGAGGTATCTAATCTTATAAGCCTTTTCTGTAGCACCGGATGGGTCATCCTCCCATTGGATCTGACCGTATTCATCCAGGACATTCACGAGTTCTCGGCGGACTTCACGTTCTAAACCGATTTTGTACTGTTTTCCATACTCCTTTTTAATATGTATATACGTGTTTTCAGTAACCTCTGTAAATGTAGACTGAGTATTCGAATCAAGAGTTTCGTATTGGTTTACATCGATATCATACTCTCCGTTTGAATATCGTGTATTAGTCAATATTTTTCTATTTTCCGGTTCGAGATTTAAGTATTCCTCTTCGGACACGTCCAATTCTTCCGTACTGACCCAATATTCCACATCTCCAAGTTCTTGCTTAAGTTTTTTAATAGGTTGTGTTACTGGATTGAAATCACAATCCATTGTGATTTTGGCAACTGTGTAGTTTTTAAGAGAATCGGAGTTTTGTTTTTGACCGTACCCCGCTACGTTGGAAGTGGTGATATAGTCACCCGATTCAAGAGGACCGTTAATGTTCGTCACCCATAGAGCACCTTCACCAACCGAGTTGATATAAACGCGAGTATCACCATTTTCTTTTTCAAAAAGAGAAACCATATTACCATGACAATCACTGCGCGTATCTGGATCCTCGGACAAGGAAATAACCCCAAAGCATCTTTTATCTTGAACTACATTCGAGAGTGAAACAATTGGAAGCGACTCATTAATCGTAATGGCATTTGAACCTGCCTCAATACCCCCGCTCATCTTAATATATTTGTTTTGGTCAGCTGAAACAATAAAACCCTGTAAGTCGTTAGCTTGGGAGAAAGGAATGTTATTGATGAACGTTCTGTGTTGACCGGTGAAGTTAAGGAGGTCATTACCACCCGAGCATTGAAGATATGCTTTATCACCACCGCAATAAAATCTAAGAAGGCTATCCGAACCATTGTTCCATATTTGCCAAAAGGCCGTCGCTGATTGCAACATAACATGTGGTGAAGAAGATTTATTATTAATACGACTGAGGACGCTGGTCGAACCCCCAACTTCAAGTTTATGACCCGGTGAGTTCGATCCAATACCTAAATCGCCGCTGGATTTCATGGTCATTTTATTACTGTCGCCGTTGGCAAATTCTAGATTTTGACCAGGAGCGGCATTCAGTATGGTTCGTCCACTAGGGTTTTGCGCAACAGCATACTCACCTGCAATGTTACTGTCTATATGAGAAAACGTAGCCCAATCAGTGTGACCGGAATATCCTACCGCCGCACGACCAAAATACGAGGCCGTATCAGTATTATAGCTGCCCTTTACTGTGCCACCAACATTCAATGAGTTATTGGTATTGTCGTAAATCAATGAACTATCCTCATACAGTCTTTTGTAACCCGCGGTACTATCTTGTGAAAACACTAAATAACAAGTGGCATCACCCGTATTATCATCCGAGATGTAGGGTTCTACAGTTATATCTCCAGTTCCGTCGAAGGAAACCCCGTTAATATTTCTCGGTGTAAAACCGGCAGGAAAGTCCCAAACTCCGGAGGTGTTGCACGTTGCTCGGATCGCGCCGGCGGTATCATCTTGAATAGCAAAAGCATCGGTGGTATCACCCCTAATTCCCACACGCCACTTTCTATCTCCATTTCCAACTATCATCCCAACGTTATCAGCTGCCCCTGTGCTGTGTAGTTCTAAAAGATCACCTGGGCTGTCCGTGCCGATGCCGACGTTGCCTGAGAAGGCTTGGACATTCGTCTGTGCCATTTATAAGTACCGGACAATTTTTTTAGGAGCCTAGGGCGCTCCTAAAAGGGATTTAGTAACCGAAAGTTATCACATCCGTCAACCCTTCTGTGATTTTAGTCACTGCACCGTCCGCATGGGCTGAGATATATTCGATGAAAATATTGTAGTTTCCAGCGGCTGCCATATCCGTTGTTGGTGCGAGGGCTACAGTTGTGGTAGTAACAGCAACTGTACTATTCCATGGATTTGTACTTGTATTACCAAATACACTGATAGGACCCTTTGCAATTACGAGAGGTGTCCCCCCTGTTCTATGACCACCACCACACTCCATCGAAAGTGTACTGACTTCATCGTCACCCTCAATGAGGTGTGCCACAATCTTGGCATAGAAGACGTGGGCACTGAATGTAATTTTAATTGTGGAATCCGCTATACTCTGACCACTAGTGAGAGCTCCTGTAAAGGAGTAGGTCTTCTTCGTGACCCCACCTGTGTTGGTCACCAGGCCACCCGCGATGAAGACGTTGGCGTCCACATTGAGGTTCGAGGAGACGTATACGTTTCCTGCGACATGGAGGTTTGCCTCTGGACTGGAGGTTTCTATACCAACTCTTTTGTTGGTCGCATCGACGTGGAGAGTGTCTGTATCCACTGTGAGGTTAGAAGTCACATAGACATTACCGACGACATGAAGGTTTGCCTCTGGACTAGAGGTTTCTATACCAACTCTTTTGTTGGTCGCATCGACGTGGAGAGTGTCTGTGTCTACAGAAAGAGACGTTGCTGTCAGCACTCCAACATTTGAGGTTCCGTGAACGTCTAGGGCAAACTCTGGGTTCACGGTCAATATACCAACCTTATTCCCCTCGGCATCTACGTGTAGGGTATTTGTATCCACTGTGAGGTTAGAAGTCACAATGACATTACCGACGACATGAAGGTTTGCCTCTGGACTAGAGGTTTCTATACCAACTCTTTTGTTGGTCGCATCGACGTGGAGAGTGTCTGTATCTACGGAAAGAGACGTTGCTGTCAGCACTCCAACGTTTGAGGTTCCGTGAACGTCTAGGACAAACGCTGGGTTCACGGTCAATATACCAACCTTATTCCCCTCGGCATCCACGTGTAGGGTATTTGTATCCACAGTCAGGTTAGAAGTCACAATGACATTACCGACGACATGAAGGTTTGCCTCTGGACTAGAGGTTTCTATACCAACTCTTTTGTTGGTCGCATCGACGTGGAGAGTGTG